GGTGTCAAGACGGTGATGGATAATGCCGATGTTAAGGAACGTCTGTTCGATGAAATTGTCATGGCGAACAGCGGGCGCCGCAAACAACTGCCGGTGCCGTCTGCTGACAACCATGACCCCGGCGTTGAAGTAACAGCCATCCCAATACTTCTGTAGCCCCGGACACCCATAGTCCTGAAAACCCTTCTGCATTGCCCCTGTACGCTCAAGGCATTGCCCCTCGTTGAATGCCCCAAATGCAGACTCGGGGACAATCTCAAACAGGTCTGGACAGTCGGGGCGCACGAGGCAATCGTTGTCCAGATAGATTGCCCGGTCGTAATCCCGCCCGAGAAGTTCATAGAGCCGGAGCTTTTCCCACGATGGGTGCCACATCCCTGTGCGCTCCCTGATGACCTTCAGGTCAGCGCCGATACGCTCCGCATACGCTTCCTTGGACGGGAGCGTCGCGGCCGCAAGATACTCAGCCTCTTCGCCAATGACAATCGTTAGCAGGAGCTTCTTCACGACTGCCACCCCGCTCCTTGCATTTCGGGCCACCAGACCCAGACCTGCGGGGGGACCATAATCGCCCCGGGCAGAAGCTCGTCTACCGCACGTATCAACCCGTCAAACTTGCCCGGCATGGCATCGTGTCCACAGATTACGCCCCCATCAGCCAAAAGCGGCCTGTAAGCCGCGATGTCAGCCCTTACGTGGTCGTAATCGTGCGCGGCGTCAATCCATATCAGATCAGCCGTCACGCCGCTTTCAGACAGGGTGTGCGCCGCCTCTATCGAATCCATCGCCAGCACGGTCAGCCGCCCTGATGCGATACTGTCAGCATTGTGCCGCATATAGGCTGTCTGCACAGCGGCCTCGTCGTAGAAGCCCGCGTCCGCGTCGCCCTTGAAATGGTCTACACTGTAGACACGTTCCGCCATGTGGCAGAACAGCCGTGTCAATGCGCCCTGATAGGCGCCAACCTCAATGACCGTCCTGCGCGCCGCGCACAAAAGCGACACGACGAACGTGTCGCCGTTTGCAAGCATTGCCGGCGTGGAGCCGACCGTTCGCTCAAGTATCTTCTCTATCTGTTGCAAGCCGCTTCCTTGCTACCCGCCGGGCGGGATTGTTATCGCGATGCACCGGCAGTTCACTGCTTCCTTTGCGCTCAACCTGGGGTCGTGCGGGTGGGAGCAGGCTTCGCCTCCGACAACGAAGTCCTCGGAGAGCGGAATCGCCGGGCCACCGTGGGCTATGACGTGCGTTGGCCGGACACGCCGGTCTTGCGCTGATAGCCACTTCTTCAACCAGGCTTCGGGCTCGCGGCCAAAGTCGCGTGCCACCTTCGCGTTAAAGCCTTCGTAGTCCCTTGAACGCTCGAAGTGAGCCTTCGCGGCAACCCTGCCGCCCTCTGTCCGTACTATCACCTCGGCCCGCCCGATCTTGCTGCCGAAGGACAGGGGTGAATAGGGTTGCTTCACCACCTGTTGCATAATCTCGTAGGGAGTCTTGCCCGTCATAAAGCCGAGCCGCAGAGCGCTCGTAATCTCCGCGCGAACACGCTCGGTTATTGCCTTCGTAAGCAGCTCGCCTTTGTAGGCGGACCACTCACTCAGGGTACCACTGGCGATGGCTGGACCGAGCCGTATCGCCGCGTTCTTGACGCCTGCGCGCTCGGCTATTTCGGTAGCCATATCCGCGCCAACATCAGCGTGACGACCGGTATACCTCTCACCAATGCCCCGCAATTGCCGTTCCAGTTGCAGGCTCACCGACCGTATCTCAGAAATGAGACGCTCAAGCCATGCGCGGGTGAACCCCGCCCGAACCGCAGCAAGCCGTTGCACAACATCTGTCTCAGTGGCCGTCAGCAGGAACGCCATGTCGCGGAGTTCATCGTCGCTCACGTCATCAATGCGTGAACGGAACTCCGCGGCAAGGTTATCCGTGCTGTCTTTCGCCATATGTCAGGAGTGGGTGCGGGAAGAAGGGACAGTGAAGCGGACCAGCCCGATCCCGCGCCCACACTTCCTCAGACCGGTCTGAAGCCTATCGTCACCGTCCCGCACGGAACGGGCACTGCCAGCCCATTCCCTGTCAAGGCATTTGAGAACTGAAGGATGTCGCCCTCGTCGAGCGCATACGGCGTGGCCGGGCTCACGTCCAACGGCGTCAGGGTAGACGTCGTCACGGTGGCCGCGTTTGCGGTGACTGCAGCGATGACATCTGTACCCGAACCGTCGTCGCTCCCGTCAATGAACGAGAACGTCCGGAAGTTCGTTGCCCTGCCCGTCATCGCCCCCTCGAACTGCACTTCGATTGACTCGATATTACAGGTCACGGGCGCACGCCAGACCCCGAGCGTCACCGTTGCCGTATCAGATGAGGCTGTGCCAGGGGTGTAGACCGTGGCGAAGTGCGTGCCGGGCAAACTGTAGAGTTGCTGTTTCGCCATTGTTAGACCGCCTTGAATGCAATCTGGACAACGCTGCGCGGCACAACTGCCGAAAGGCCCGAGCCGACCTTCGCGTTAGAGTAGACCAGGATGTCGCCCTCGTCGAGCGCATACGGCGTGGTCGGGCTCATGTCCACCGGAGCAATCACACTGGCGTTCACGCCAGACGTGTACGCCTTGCTCGACCCCGTCAACGTGGCCGTCCCCGCCCCGTCAGTTCCGCCATCAATGAACGACAGCGTTCGGGAGTTACTGTCGGCCCCAGTGATTGCCGAGTCGAAGAACTGATAGATGTTCACGATCTCGCAGTCACAGGGCGCCTTCCAGATTCCGTATGTCGCGGTACTCTCCGTAGCGTGGCCGCCGACCTTCGTCTGCGTTGTCGCCTGGTGAAGCCCCGGTATCGAATAGAGTTGCTGTTTAGCCATAAATCACCTCATAAGGTTGCCCCGGGGGGGAGGTCCCCCCGGGGCAAGGAACGGGCCGTGTTAGTTGGCTACGTCCGAGTAGTCCCAAGCCAGGGGCTCGAGGTACACGAAGCCGTAGATGAACCTGATCTTGTAGGTCAGGGCATCCTTCGTGAACTCGTCACGGGTGAAGATGTCCGGCTCCTGCCGTCCCTGGTAGAAGCCCACCTCCAGCGTAGGCGCGCTGCGGGGGTCAGCAACGAGAGCCCAGGAGTTCGTATCCGTGAAATGCTCAACACACAAGACGTTGTAACCGAACTGCCGGAAGAAGTTCGGCTCCGTGGAGTTGTTCTGCCCGGCGGTACCGCCAGTGACGCTCACCTCCGACTCCGCGAGCTTCCACGCGGTCTGCTGGAGGGTCGGGGAAACGATGATGATCTTCGGCACGATTGCGCCGGGGTCCATCTTCACACTGGACACCGTGTTCCCGTACGTCGCCCGCTTGAGCATGTTGATGCGGCGCACGTCGAGTTGCGCCGCCGACAGCGCGGTGGTTGCCAGGTTCCCGGACGCGCCCGTTGCACCGTCGCCGCCGCGCAGAGCGCTGTGTGTGTGGAACAGTTTCGTGCTGTCACACATTGTCGGGTTGAATCCAGCCGCAGCCTGGTCAATCGGGGCCAGGATGTCGCGGTTCAGCGTGATGCGCGCCGCCTTGCCCATGTCGCGCGGGATGCGCCGGATCGCGCCAACGTCGTCATTGGCGATGGACTCCAGCGTAATCTCATACAGGTTGCCGCGCTTGGAAATCGCGTAGCTCTCGGCGTCGTCCCCGGGGTTCGCGAGCTCCTGATACGTCCCGTTCTCAGTCACCGTCGAGAGAACCCCGAAGCCGCCCTGATGCAGCCGGTAGTTCGTCCGGAAGTCACTGATGCTGGTGATGTCGCTCGCAAGAGCGCGCCAGTGCTGATCCGAACCCGAGTTGAACTCGCGGATGACAGCCCTGTGCATCGTGCTGGCGAAGATGCTCGCCCAGTCACTCGTCAGCAGGGTCTCCCGCGCCGAGTCGTAACCGCGGAGCTGCGTGTCAGCCAGAATCTCGAACCCGCTCGTCAGGTAGTCCTTGCCGGGGTTGCACTTGAAGTAGGCTTCCTTGAAGCTGCGGAACGGCTGAACGTCGTTCTCTTTCTGCCCCGTGAAAAGCCCGAGCAGGGCGTCGCCCCGCTTGTCCCAGTCCTCGCGGCCAACCTCGACCTGACCGCCGTTCTCGCGGACCTTTCCGCTCTCGGTGAGCCTATCAATCGCCGCCTTGGTCTCGGTAATCCGAGTCTCCAGTTCGGCCATCTCGAATGCCCGGCCCGCGAAGTCCTTGCGCACGAGCGCGTCAAAATCCGCAGGAAGCCGCGCCTCGGTAAGCCGCCGCTCAAGCTGAATGCCTGCAAGCTCGATAGCCGCCTGCTCGCGCAGAGAACGGGCTTTCGCAAGCTCGCTCTCGATCGCCTTGTTGTCAATGGGGGGTGCCGTGGTGGGCGCAGTCTCTTGCTGGGTCTGCACGACCGTTTCGGCGTCCCTGATATCGTCTGCCATGGTTTGCTCCTCGTACTGCGTCCACCAGGAGTCGGTGACGCTCTCGAATAGCCGCCCTCCGGCGGCGGGGTTGACCACTACGTCAACACTGTTCATAGGGTCTCTGCGAAACGACATGACCTCGCGCACGAGTTCGCCGTTCTGACGCTTCACCCTAAACTCTGCTGCCATGTCAATGGACAGCCCTATAAGGTCGCCCGTGGCACGCGCCGCTTCGATAACCTCGCGCGTCGCGGGCAAAATCCGCATATCCGCTTTGAGTGCGTTAGACTCATATCGGACGTTCGTCCACGTCCCGGCAATGTTCCGTGGATCGCTCTTGCCGCCCACGTCCGGCCGGCCACCGGGCGCTACCTGATGCCCGAAGTAAGCGGGAAGCCCCTCAAAGGCGCTCGTGCTTGCCGCAAGCAAGCCTTCCTGGTAGTGCGTGCGGTTCTTGGACACGCCCGCCCTTATCAGCGTCGCGCCGGTGAGAAGGCCATCTTCGGCCGCAAGTCCCTCCAACACAACAGTCTCATTTATGCGCGCCATCTGCGGCGCCTCAAGCTCGTTGTCCGTCATTCTGTTTCCTCCGCGTCTTCAGGCTTGCTGGCGTCTTCCTCTGGCTTGTTCTGGCCGCCCTGTTGCGACAGGAAGTAAGCCGCCATGATAGCGTCGTCGCGCTTCTGCTCCTCGACAAGTTCCTCGATGTTGTCGGGCATGGGCATATCGGAAACCTGGTAGATAAGCCGCCTTGCCGTGGTCATGTCCATGAGCCCGCTGTGAACGGCGGCAATTGTCGCCGGAACGAGCTTTGCAACCGCATTTCCGAGAAGGTCGTTGTTCTGCGGGGTAAGGTCCGACAGCGTCAGCGTGATATTGCCAACGTCCTTGCCGGAAGGTCTCCACACCCCCGCCGCAACGAACAGGTCGCGCTGCAGCGTGAGCATGTGCATGATTCGCGCGCCGAACTCAGCCTGAAGCCCCTCAAGGAACTTAATTGTCGGGCTGCTGCTCGACTCCGCCGTCGTGCGGTTTACGTCAGCCTCGGCCCCGATCCAGTGCGCGGGAAGGCTGGCCGTGTGCCCGATATATTTCAGAAGCGCGTGAAAATCGTCTATTGCGTCGCTTGCACCAAGGGTGGGGGACACAGCCTTCAGTTCCGCGGCATCGTTGTGGACGTAGGTCCCGCCATGAGGCATTCCCCCCGCCTCTAGCGCCGAACTCTGCTCGCGCACCATCTCACCGGTTGCGTTCTTGAGCGTGAGGTCCCAGCTCCATGCGTTCGCAAAGGTGGCCCGCATCATCCGCTCGGACAGCCAGCGCTCCGCCTTCTGTATCCAGTAGAAAGCCGGGGCAAGCACAGGGCGCCCCCTTCCGGCCGCGCGCCACTGGTAGGGG